CCGATGTCCGAGAAGGCGATCAAATCTTTGGATGCAGTAAAGATTTGGACTCAGCATGAGTAGCGACGGCAGCGGCAACGGCAGCGGTTACGGGGAGGAAGAATGAGTAGCGAAGACGGCTACGGCAGCGGCGGCGGCAGCGGAGGCGGCAGCGGAGGCGGCTATGGCAGCGGAGGCGGCAGCGGAGGCGGCAGCGGAGGCGGCATGGGCTGGGGCAACGGCAGCGGCGAAGGCTGGGGCTACGGGGAGGAAGAGTGAGCTGGTATATTCGCGTGGAGGACGTGCAAGATGTTCTCGAAGACATCGAAAAGAAACTGTACGCTTGCGGAAAAGACAGCAGCGTTGCTGTTGTCAGACATAGCTTCTCACACTCGAAAAAGGCGGTGTGGATTGAAGATTATGCTCGTCATCTTGTGTGCGATATTAATCTGACAGCCATCGACAGGGTAATACATGAAAAGCGTTCTTAGGCCGCCGAAGAAAAGACGCCCACAAGAAGTTAAATTTGAGTTTTCTCTTGAGGACTCGGTACTAATGGCGCTGCGGGTTTTTGTGCTTGAGAAATGCTCCTGGAATCGCACGCTGGCTGCTGACGTATTGGGAATATCAGTGCGCTCGCTGCGGCAATGGATGGCCGTTTACGAGCCGACAAAGCGGTTTCCAGACCCAACAGCGCGATGTGGAGAAGTGAAAATTAGCAGAGATTTGTTGAGGGATTTCTATGCGAAACAACACAAATAGAGTGCCAGCAAGCAATTTTTTCGACATGATCGAAGCTCTCATAAAAGAGGGTCTGAGCATAAACGACGCTGCTCGCCGTCTGCGGATTTCATCGCACAGCGTGAACTCTTGCATCAAAGAGCGGCCCCACTTAGCGCCGATTGCGAAGATAAACGTGAAGAAAAAGCAAGGAAGATTACCATGGGAGTCTTAGAAATTCTGTTCCTTTATTGCGCCCACCTGCTGCCCGATACGACAGCCACGGCTGACTGTATGGTCGAGCTTAAGTGGTGTGCGGTAGCTGCTGCAAAAGAGTATCCAGAGAGAAGTTTTGAAGAGCGAGTTGACAACTGTTCTGAAAGCATCGGGTTTGAAATGAAATGGAGCCGAACATGATCCGAATCATTAACTTCCTTGCCAACCTTCCAGGAATCCGCTACCTACTGGCCATCTCGGCTTCCAGACGGCAGGAAGCGCTAACGATCGGCGCTCTCCAACACCGGATTTCTGGATTAGAACAGCTCGCCCGCGACTTGGACGCCAAGCTTACCGAACCCGAAAGTTTAGAAAGGAAAACCAATGAAAATGTGTAACTTATTCCCTTTACTTATTATTGTCGCGTGCGGAAACAATCAAGAGGTAAAGCAAACGCGATATCGTTATCCACCCATCGAACGGGATCACTATGCGGTAAAACCAACACCAACGGCAGCTCCAACAAAGCCGCCGGTGGATCAATCACCGGCTCAACATCCACCCGGCACATATTTTCGTTGCAAATGCTACATTGAAGGATGGTCGGAGGGAAAATGCGACTACACCGGCTCAGAGATTACGCATACAGTGCGGTTTATTTTTGCAGACGATTGGCCAGCGTATTTTTTGCCCGCAGACAAATGCAAAGTGATTTGGTGAGGTCTAACATGGATGTAGATATAGCAGCACAACTAGAAGTGTTCATAAAGCAGATCTTTGAGGATGAAATACGACCGAACCTTGTCGGCTCTGAAAACGAGCAAAAGTTGATCGAGGCTTACAAAGTGATGGCCGTGGAGTTTAATAACGCGGTCACGCGTCTGAGAGGAGTTGAGGCGAGGCTTGCCGCCGCCGAAAAACTGCTCGCTGCACTCGAAAAAATGCCCGCCGCTTTCATTGAGAAATTGGCAGGCGCTATCGCTTCGGTGAAGTGAAGTGATTACTTCTTTGCCACGGCGGTATCTGGAACGTCAGGAAGCGGAGGTAGTGGTGAGTCGGGGCTAGGTTCCATGGTGGAAGCATAATCAATATCAACGTCAGGGCTAACCTCTCCCACGCACTCGTACGCTGGCACCACAATTCCGGTATCCAAAGCATCGGAACCTGCTCCAATCCAGCGATTTAGGCAGTCATCAACGCATCTAAACAGATCCACGATGTCTTCATAATCGTTCTGTGCAATGAAGCCCTGAGTTGAGGCAGAATCAACTCCCAAACAAACCTTGACCGTCGCGAACATCTCGGACAAAACGCGCTTAACCTTCACGTTGCGAACACGCTGGATTTCGAGCGGATCGACAACCAGAAGTTTGTAAGCCTGCTCGTATGACCCGCTTGGAAGGTCATTGTGAGCCATTGAAAATGCCAACTCGTCCTGCGCAATAGTCCATTGCGACCGGATGGCGCGAACGTCGCGAGGCTTCACCTTCGAGTTAGTGTTGTTGCTGTCGCACTCAAGGAGGAATAGAAACAAGCGGGCGAGCTGTTCTAAAACCTGATGTAAGCGATAGTTGCGCACATTGTATTCGGTAACTCTAATCTTTCGGCCGGCGACAATGGCCGGAGAGACAATTTCCAACTCCGATATCATAATATCCCCCTGTTGAGTGTAGGTCCCATGTCAAGTTTACGACACCGGCGGGTTTGTAGCAACAAGCCGCTTGGCCAAAATGCTATGCTATTGACAGGAGGTACACCATGCGAATCTTAGTTGCTCTCTTCTGTTTGGTTTCTTGTGGCGCGCGCGCCGAATCCATCTTCCCCGATAACGACCTGCACCTTTACGACAATATCAATTCCAAAGCTGGTATTGACGAGTCCACATTCAACCAGGTAATCGCTGCCGGCGAGGATAGCTATGCGAAAGCCGAGGCTGTACAGCGAAAAGAGAAGTTGGTGGTCAATAGAAAATGGAGCGAGAAAATCATCAATGCCAACGTCAACCGTGACAAGAAATACGAAGGCACAGTTGAGATCAACATGTACGGCGGATTAGCACGACGCCAAGAGATTACGCCTGCGGGCTTTGCAATAGTGCTTTGCCATGAGCTTGGCCACGCCTACGCGGGGCAGCCCTATGTGTACACACCAACCGAGTTGAGCGCCGAGGGAATGAGTGACTGGTATTCTACCCGACACTGCCTCAAACGCATTTGGGAGCGCGTGCCTAAGCTCCAGCAGTTAGCAGCTAGCTACGAACCGTTTATAGAAGAGAATTGCGTTCCCAATGACTCGCTCTGTCGCAACGGCTTGGAAGGCGCGAGAGGACTCACCAATCTTCTTGGCTTCATTTTGGGAGATGATGAACTTGCGGCTTTCGAGACACCAGACGAAACCGTGGTTTCCAAAACTGTGCTGAGTTACCCCGCGACCGTTCAGTGCCGACTCGATAGTTATGCTGCGGGGGTGTTCGGGCAGCACCGTCCCCGCTGCTGGTTTGCGCCGTGACTTGATTTTACTTCTTTGGCTTCTTTGGCTTTTTCTTACCGCAGGGCATTATTTCAGCTCCAACGCGATTGCCAAGACGATATCGATGCCCTTCTCGATAGTGAACGGGTTCAGCTCTTCTGGAATCTTTTCCAATCCCTGCACTGCATTCAAAAGCTTGGTGCGGAATACTTCATCAGCCGCGAGCTTGCTTACCAAAACCATCATATCGGCAGGCTGCAACCCGTCCTTCGATACTTCAATAACTTCTTTGGCGAGAGCGACAAGACCAACTAGAGCTTCCTTGGTTTCTTTCATTGTGATTCCTTTCACATATTAACAATCTGTTTGATCAACTCGAACACTACCTTCACAATACCATTAAAAGGTGGCGGAAGGAACAATGTCGCTCCTAGCACGATCGGCGTCAACACAGTGAGCCAAACCGACAACCGAATCAGCCAAGCTGGCTTTGGCGCGCGCGGTTGCGCTGGCTTGGTTTCAGAAGGCGGAAGCGGAGTAGGCTTTGGCTTCTGTAACCAGGGTGCCGGCGCTCTGCAACGGGCATTAGTGCAGTATTCCATTAGCGGAGGGTTTAGCCCGCTACATCTCATGCATTTCCACCAAAATCCCGACATCTTTACCTCCTAAAAAACAACCCAGCTATGTGCCAGGCTGTCAAACTGTTCCACTTTTCGAGGAGTCTTCTCTAATCATAACATTTTGCTTAAACACGAGGCAATCGCTTCCGCTGCTTTGACCGCCCGAATTTTGGCGGTTTCCTGACCGTATGGATTCAGAAAGAAGGATTCAATCAGAATACAAGGCCCGGCGCATACCACTTCGGCGGTTCTGAGAACACCCAGGTTGCGCTCCAAGACTCCGCGGTCCGTAGAGCCGAGAGCATCGCTGATGGCCTTGACCATTTTGTCGGCCAGTTCAACACTCGCGAGTTTGGCGGTGGGAGAAATCAATACCTCGGTTCCTGGGTCAGAGTAGCCGTCGTAAGAGTTATGATGGAGAGATATGAACATGTCGTAATCAGCCGCGTGATTTCCGATGTCTCGAAGCGAATCGACCGCGGGGTTGTAGATGTCGACTTTGGCTTTGCCCATGAGCTCCTTGGCAATCAGCTCGGCTTGCAGGAGATTGAGATTTTCCTCTTTGGCGGTCCCGTCGCGGCTTCTCGCACCCGGTTCCTCTGAACTGTGACCCGGGTCGATAAGAATGCGCTTCATAGTTTTGACCTTTGCTCTTGTTCCCATTCTAACATCTCCTCTTGTTCTTTTCTCCAGCCCGCTAGCTCGTCAAGGACCATGCTGCGATTGCGGCCACGGCGCTCCTTAACGACAACGGGAGCCAATTCCTGTTGCCGGCGCGGCCTCAGTGCCAGAAAAATGGCCGCTATGCTCAGGATAAGTGAGACCCAGACCATTCGCAATCCTCCCGAAAAATGCTATACAACCGAGCATCAATATAATCGCCGTTTCTGAAGTAGAAACCTCTGCGCACACCGTCTAATTTGAACCCGATACTTTCAAAGCAATTGCATGCAGGATTGTCAGCAAACGATTCTCCCCAGACAGAATGAAGATTCTCGTCAATGAATGCGTGGTCGACCAGCGTCTTTAGTGCGGACTTGCCTAGCCCTTTGTTTTGGAAGTCTGGACCGAGATAGAGAGAAAACTCGGCGCGAGAGTTCACCCGGTCGATGTCGGTCAACCCACACACGCCAACAAAGTTTCCCTCAGAATCGCAGATTGAGAACATCTTGATCTTCTGATTTCCCAGCAGCGACCGAAACCAAGCAATATGCTCCGCTTCAGAGATTACAGAGTTCTGTCTACACCACTTCCAGACCCTCCGGTCGTTTCTCCACACCAACATTTGGCCTAACTGTTTTTCGAGAACCGGAACCAAAGTTACTCCATGGCCAAAGTTAATCATTTACCTTCCCTCACCTTCTGTGCAAAGGGAGCTGCTGGCATTTCCCCTCGCAGTTTCAATTCTCCGCGGTCCAATCGTTTCAATATCTGCGTGCAAGACGCTAGGACGATGTCTTCAGAGCCAATGTGAGAATCACAGAAAAACCAGCTAGGCCCGAACAGGATTCCCGCAGCGCACGCCTCCTGGAAAAATAACGCCTTGTCAAGAGGGTCGCCAATAAAAGACCCTCTAGTTGCATAGCCAGCGATTTGAACCCTTGGATTCAGCTTATTAAAGTCCTCGGAAAATTTACGGCCTGCGGTAACAATGTTAGCATGTTTGTTGCGTATCTCTCTCATAAATCCAATGGAAGCTGCTAGAGAAAGAATCTCTCCGGCGAACGTTGAGCTGACAAAATAGCTGGGGTCATTCATCGTGACGTATTTGCCCGCGACTGCTGATAAGGGCATTCCCCCACCCAAAGCCTTTCCAAGGCAAATTAGATCCGGGACGATGTTCCACTGGTTGCAAACTCCAAAATTCTCGTATCTGAATCCCGTAATTATCTCGTCAAATATCAATAGCACACCTTCTTTTGTGCACTTCTCTCGCAAATCTTCTATCCATTTTCTTCTCGCGTCTGATGTGTCGGTTATCACAGGCTCAACAATAACCGCAGCTACAAGTTTGTTGATCTGTTCAAAGTTCATGAGCTTGTAAAATCGCATGTCCTCGCCACGCACGCATCCACTAGCGGGAGGGGTTAGACTGACAAATCCGTCCGACCAGCCGTGGTAGCCCTCTGAGAGAATAACCTTCCGCCCCGTAACGGCGCGAGCTATGCGAACCGCGGCCATGCACGCCTCGGTCCCGGTTTTGAGAAACTTGACCGACTCGACGAATGGGAAAAACTCTTTCAGCAGCTCGGCAGCTTCGATCTCGGTATTCGTTCCGAAGGAGAGACAATAACCATGGTGCAACCGCTTTTGGATTTCCCAGGCTATTTTGGAATTGCCCCAGCCGAGCAGATTGGTTCCTAGGCCGCAAATGTAGTCAATATAGCGCTGGCCATCTTCCCCGAAACAGGTAGCCCCAAGTCCCATCCCGACGTGGGTCGGGTAAACTCCCATAACGTGGCTTTCCGGCCTCTTTGAGTTGGTAAGCGCCCCTTGCGCAATGCTTTGGAGCGCCCGCCTGTGATTAGCAAAGTCTTTCATCTATTAAATCCTCCAATAAGTTTACAAATAACTTAGAACCTATGCACACAATCCCTACCATAAAGCCTTTCGGCTGCTTGTACCTTTTGCTGTACCGCCTCAAACTGAGCGCGAATCAAATCCAAATCTTCGCGAGTATCTACCGACAATTTGACATGGCTTTCATCGAAGAACCCGATTACCGCCCCAATCTTTGCCCATGGCGGTGGTCGCAGTCGGCACGCTGGAGTGACATGCTCGCGCTCTTCTTTAGTCTCTGAGTTGGCGTTGGCCCACTCGATCATCTTCTGTGAGAAAACCTCGCAGTCTATTCCGTCAATCGAAGTTCTGAAGCGAGGGTCAACATTCGAGACATAGTCAAAGCGGTTCATAACGGCCAGTTTGATGTGTTTTGAAATCACAAACGGAGGAATCAGCGGGCAGTCGCTAGTAATCCTGACAATGTAGTCGGATCCAAACCGTTTGGTGGCTTCGACGTAGCGCGAGAGGACATCTGATTCTGAACCTTCGACAATTTGGATTCTGCGCGACCAGGTCTGAGCTAGCGGGTCCCCTATGGGAACTAGAAGCGCCAACTGGACGGCTATTCCGGTCCGAAAAGTGTATCGGTTCAGATAGTCGGCGGACCGTTTACAGGAGTCAATACAATGCTCCAAAATCGTTCTGCCATCTAGAACTTCTGATACTTTATTGGGAAGCCTGGTCGATGTCGATCTGGCCTGGATTCCAATGAGGATGTTAATTTGAGGAGGCATAGTCAATAACTTTCTGATGAGCGGTTTCGATGTAATCCCACGTCTGCGCATTTGGGTCTTTCAGCCATTCGGCAATCATCACGCAATAAGCCATGTCCATCTCAGCCAGATTGATCTTCTTGCCGTTAATTATGCACTGCCAAACTGGACTAGATTCGCAAAGAGTCACCCGTTCTTTCGCTAGCGCGATAATTTGGAAGCAATCCCAGCAAAGGCCGTCATTTCCGTGTTTGTAATAATCGTAGTGCGACCTGCCAGAGCGTGAGCTGTCTGCAAGGTATGCGTATTGCATTACGACTTGAAACGGCGTGCCGTGGCCCTCGCAAACTGCTTTGATGTGGTGCAAATCAGCCATCGATTTGGATACTGGCTTCTCGCAGAGAATCGGCTTTCCGAATCTGGCCAACGCGAACACCTGCGCTTTGTGCGTATGGGTCGGCGTTGCGATTATGTAGCCGTCGGCCTCTGGAATAGTCTCGCCGACGTCATATCCGCAGTGCTCATGACCGAGGTAGGTTAGGACCGCTTTGTACCGCGCCGCCATGTTTCCGTTGTAGCCCGCAATGCAAATCTTCATCGTGGCGACCTCAACAGCACGTCGCTCGGGGCTATCCGGTCGATTCTGACAATAGCAGTACCGCGCAGCAAATCTGCAAGCAGTTCTTCAGCGGTTCGGCTGTTTTCTCGTCGTGATTTGGAGTTGGGTCTGAGAATAAAGAACACATTGGTGGCAACAGACACGGCCAAAAGAATCGATAACGGAATAACAATCATAAATCACCTCATAAGTTATGAGGCAAGGTTACAGCTTCTTGGTGGAAGATTCAAGGAGGACAACCCGAACGAGTAGCGCCTGGTTCTCTGAGCGCATGGCTTTTATCTCCGTTCGGAGTTCGCGCAATTCCCCACGAACAGATTGCAGCGCAAAAGAGCAGACTGCGATGAACAGCGGGACTAGGAGTTTTAGCAAAACTTCCGACATTTGGATTGCCTTTTGTGCTGTCATTGCATTAGTTCCTTTGATTGTAACAGATATTTAGCGAGCGAGACATACTCGTGACCGTAGCTAAAAGTTTGACAGCCGCGTTCAATTTCTTCCCCTATCCAAGCGTTCCCCGGCCCCTGCCATGTTTCCATGCAAGCCGCAAGGTCATCAGCAATCGCAACAAAGTCTCCACCATTGGCGACGGCATTCGTAACACGAAGGAACAAAGACTTAGGGAATCGGCGCGCAAGTGTTGCAGCGGCTTTGCTGTATGAGCTAGTCAAGGTTCCAAGTTCTGCGTGCAACATGATTTTACGCGACACCAAATGCGCTTGATAGCCTGGTGGAACCGTTGCAGCCTCAACCTCGGTGGTCCATCCGTTTACAGCCCTCTCAGCTTCAATGACTTCTTGCCCGAGAACGAGCCGCCACAGCTCGATAATGCTTCCGGTGAGGTTGCACCTATCGTCTCCTGGGCAAAGGCGTCCTTGCGCCTGCAAATGCCGCACAACAGATTGTAGCCCTGTTCTATCTCCCGAAGAGACAGTGGCTTCAAGCAAGCCGAGCATTTGGTCTCGCGAGAACGAATTTGGGTCGGTTCCTCCGACTCGCGCCGGATTGCGCCACGGTCTCCCGTTCTCATCGATGCTGTCCAAAATTAACTGCCATGATCCAAGATTACCATATAAAAGAGTCCATCCCGTCATGCTCACCGCATCCCCCTCGGTGTTGCAGTCAACCTCTCGACTTCTAGCCGGAGCCATGCCGTTGCAGGTCCAAGCCAGCGTTGGGGTCATGCGGCCAATCTGAGTCTTGAGCCGTTCGGAGACAACTTGCGGCACTCCTGGCTTAACCGGAACGAGAACGCCGCAAGCGCTGAGGAAGAGTATCGCGATAGCTTTCATGCAAGGTCTGTTACATAAGTAACGAACACCGACGCCCGGCCAGTATCCACTACAGTTATCACGGCATATTTTCCGGCCGCGAGGGCAAATGATGTAGCCTGTACATACGCGTCCGTCTGAGACAGGGTGATTGTCACCGCCCCAACAGCCGTGCTCCTAACGGTAATCCACCCCGTAAAGCCGGAGCCGATATTCTGGCAGGTAATTGTAATGCTGCCGTTGGTATCGACGTTATAGTAGTTCGTGTTGGAAAACGTTGCGGTAAAGGAAGTATTGGCTGTGGCGGTTGTCACGGTGCTCGTATAGTGTCCGCCGTAGAAAACATGGGTAATGCCTCCAGCGGCGGGTCCGAGGTAAACCGCATTTCCGCCGGTCACTTGGAGTCCGATGCTAGCCCCGTCATTTCCAGAAATCAGCACATCATCGTTTCTCGCCAACAGACACAAGTCGCCTAAGGTTGCACCGGTAATCATGCCGTTCGTATCGCATGCTAATCCAATTTGTGCTCGCTCGGTTGTGCCGCCTTGATAACCAAATTCGGTATATATCGAATTTGCAGCGCCGGAACTTACCATCGTGTGCGTTGAGTGCGTTGCGGTAAATCCACCATCTTTCGCTTTGAAGGAGTCTATCGTAACACCAGCAGCGCCGGTCAGTTCGCTGATTGTGTCGGTATACACCGCTCCATCAAAATAGGCATCTTGCCACGCGAGAGCTGCGGTGCCTAAGTCATAAGTATCATCTGTTTTAGGGATGATCGCCGACGCAACATAGCCCGTTACCGTGATATCATCGCCCGTGGCATTGCCGAGGGTAACCGTTCCGTTGAACGATGCGGCGCCGGCAACGGTGAGGGCTGCGATTGAAATATCCTTTGTGCCAGCGCTTAAACCAGAGATTAAATCGGAAAAGTTTTGATTCACCTCCGTCGCTGAAGCAGTTGTCCCGTTGGTAAAAGTGTAAGTTACGCTTGGATATGCCATGGTTTATTCCCCTTGTTTGAATTGCTGTTTTATGAACTCAGCGCCCATTTTCGACGCGCCAAATGACAACGCAAGCGCCCAAGCATTTGATGGAAGAACGCCCCTAGCACCCTGTTTCGCGAGAGTATCAAATCCACTACGCCACTTCTGGATGTCTGCTAGTTCCTTTTCAGTGAACGATCCGCCTCGCTGCGCTACTCTCTCATCTATCATTTGGATTACTGCTGACGGTCTAACGATGATTTCTTGAGCTATATTCCTGGCGTTCTTACCAGCCAATGATTCAATAGCTTGCGCAGACGGCCCACCTGCGCGCTTCATGCCCTCAACCAACCTTCTATCGGCTGCGGTACTCCTAACTCTCTCGTACTGTTTGAACGCCTCGGCTTTTATTTCTGGGTCAAATGGAAGTCCACTTTCATCAAGGAATTTCTGCATAGCGTCCATACGGCGATCGAACATTTCTCCGGATCTGGTCGCTGAAAACCGCGCTTGCACTTTTGACGGTTCGATGAATCTGGTTCCCTCTTCGGTAGACTTTATTGGCGACTTCTTTCCAAACACCGGACCAATAGCTTTGGCACCTTCGCGATACTGGATGTCAATTTGTTCCTTGGTTGGTGCTAGCTTTAGAACATCGTCAATTGCAGATCGGAAGTCTCCCATGACCACTGCCTGATTGCTGAACCCCTCTTTTCCCAATTGCTTTGCGCGACTATCGATTGTCTGCCGCGCTGCTTGTAATCTCCAGAAAAGTTGTTCCTGGTTAGGATTTGCCCCGGCTTTGACATTGGGAAAGGCTTTCTTGATTCCCTTTACATCGCCCTGGTAGATAATTTGCAAAGCCTGCATTATCTCATTTTGATCTGCTCCGCTCAGTATTGACGTTTCTCCCTCTCCAGGAATCACGTCGAAAGCTTCGCGACGTAGTTTGCCGAGAGAACTCTCGACCTCTTTTCTTGGGAGACCTTTGAACTCCTCGGCAGCCAGACGCATGCCTTCCGCAAATGTTCCTCCCCTGACTTGTTTCGTGTTCTGCTCCAAAGCTGTTAACGCTTCGGTGAGAGTTTCCGCAGCTTCTTTCTGTCGGTCGGAATAGAACTCTCTTGCAGCTATTCGTCGCGGCGAGCCAAGGTTGAACAGACTCTCGATTTGCGCCGCTGTCCCTGTTGCGCCACTCCTGATAGCTATTTCTCCAGCCAGCCATTTCTTGAATGGCGACTCACCTTCCCTTTCCAATTCAGAAAATATCTTAGCTTTGATCTGAGCTTCGGTAGCGTCTTTTGAAAGTCCTGTAGCTTTCAGCAGCGCCTCATTAGCCCCGAATGTCTTGAAGATGTCGCTTGATGCTTCAGCAATCGCTTGTCCCTTCGCCGCTATACCGCCGCGCCATAAAGCGGGCAAAGACTTCGCAAGGCCAATAGTAGCGCCAGCGGCTTTAGCGCCAATCTGCGCCCCTTTGATTCCAGCAGGTAGCGCAGCACCTACCGCAGCCCCACCGGCCACGTCTTTTGCAAACTCTCCGCTGCCGGGAGTCGCCGTTGATCGGCCCGCTGATTCGATTGCGGAGGTCAGAACTGAACTCTGCGCTACCGGCCCCAGAACTTCAATACCAGCTCGCGCCGCCTTAACGCCCGCCGCCCCAGGTACGAGCATTGCAGGGATAGCAGACACGGCCTCAGTTACCGCTGCGGTTTTCGGCGAGGCTGTTCTGGCCTGTTCCACCGCTGACCGCTGAGCGTCTCGATATTTCTGATAGCGGTCCTTGAAGGTGCCGCCGACGTTATCAGGATCGTATGTCGCAGCGACGGCTCCCCAGATCTCATCCTTGAATCCTAGCGACGGGTCAAACGTAGTCGACGCTGCTTCCAATGCGCCCATTTTCTTGTCTGGCGAGCGCAAACCAGCTTTTGGAGCCTCGGGCATCTTGACTTTGAACGCAGGCTCCCAGCCATCTTTTACGGCAGCTGTTACCTCGTCAGCAGATTCTAGCGGGAAGACTTGGCCCGTCTTTGGATGGCGCACGTCGAGAGGAATGAAACCTTTTTGAACAGCGTCGCTTGCCTCTACCTCGTTCTCCATAGGAAATACTTGGCCCGTCTTTGGATGCTGTACTCTAAACGCCATTGCGGCTCCTTATAGCTTCAGGTCCGAGGCTTTGTATGTTTTAACAGGTGGTTTATTTTGTCCTGATGAGGGTTTTATCTTGCTTGGAGATATTGACGCATCAGGCGCAACGCTTGGAACTTCTATTCCAGGAGGAGTTGGAGCGCTCCATTTCTTTCCGGATAATACTTCTTGAATGCCAAGCTGTCTGAATTTCGCTTTGAACTCAACCATGTCCGAAGAGTCACCGGGCATAGGAAAATATTGCTGAAAATACTTATGGAACTCGTCTTTAGGCATCGCTGCGCCGGTTCTAGTTCTGGCGATAGGGTCGAGAAATTGAAGGGCAGATGTCTCGTAATCTTGCCACGCCTGCGACTTTAAGCCGAAAGGAAGCTTTAATTGAATCAGATTTTCTCTGCTTTGTGGATCAACTCTCTTAGTGAGGTCGAGAAGATTTTGGTCAACCAAACTCATACCCTCTGCTTGCGTTGTTCTCTTTTGAAGAGCTGGATTTTCTTCCCTCTTCAGATCAAACATCATTCGTTGTGTGTTTTCTCTGCTGTTCTGTAGGTCTTTGCGTAGGTCTTGATTGCTGACGGATATCTGTTTTTTCAACAGCCGATCGAGTTCCTTCTGTTGGCGTTCAAAATCCATCTGCTTTTGCACCATCTCCGCACGTTCTTCCCGAGTTAATTGGTTTTCGGTAGATTTGAACTCCATCTCCATTGGCTTGGCCTGCCGAAGCAAAATGGATCTCTCTTTTCCTTCCGGCCCAATAACAGTCCTTCGCAGAACTGAAGCCGGCATTTCCTCTTCTGTCGCTGGTGGCTTGATTTCTATGAATTTCTGACTAGCTAAAACCTTTTCGTATTCGGGTTCAGTGTATTTTCCCTGCTTGGATCTTTCCTCAGACGCCTGCGCTGCCCCAGCCGCCGCCGCCTCGGTTTTCATCTTGGCTTCTACCAGCCCACGGTTCTGACGAGCCGTCTGGATATTCTCCAGATTGGACACAATCCCGAAAGCGCTGTTGGCTATTTGGAGACCCTGCAAGACGCGATCAAGCGGATCTACTTCCTGCTTGGGTGTTGGCTCTGCTCTTCTTTGAAATGTTGACGATGAAACTCCAACCGGCATGTTATCCTCCCATAGCCTTACGGCGTTCTTCTGCCATTGTGGCCTCGATTATCGGCTGAGCATACTGACGGCGAAGCTCTGGGTCCAGCTGCGGTAGAGCGGCCTCAGCCTGTCTCAGAACAGCTAGCCTTTCTTGCCTCGCAGCTTCCAACTTTCGCGACATTGCAGAATCGCTAGTTTCCACCGGCTGTTTGTCAAAACTTTCTCGGGTTGCGCCAGGCGTAGATTGGCCAAATGCTCCACCAATCATCCCACCTAATGACCCCCCCGATGCGGCTCCCCCCATTGCGGCCCCTGGAGTTTTTCCGGCAACGGCTCCAATAACGCCGCCAACTATTGATCCGCCGATTGCTCCATATTTAGCAGCCTTGCTCTCTTGCGCGGGAGACTGTTCGATTCGTTTCTTGAACGCTTGAACTTGTGCCATAATTACCCCCTAAATCCTAATCTGCCAGTTAGCTTTTGGTCTACCTTTCTCCCATTTCTTCAGTTCATTAAACGCAAGAGCTTGCGCCTCGGGAGATAGTGTTTTGAAGAAATTTGCATTGTTTTTCCGCTCGTTTGCGTTTGCAAAATAGCCCGCTTTTTTCACACCCTGGACATAAGAAGCAACTAAATCCTTCGTCGCCCTCTGTGGTATGTTGACCTGTTGGTTTTCTAATTCGCCTGGTGGTAGCAATTCGGACGGAGAAATCCCCTCCCGTCTCCCCTCGGCTATAGCCTTCCGCTTATTAAACTCGGTGGTAGCGGCGTCTTGCTCAAATTGCCGCAGCGCTAGCGCCATCGCTTTACCCGATTCGCTTTCATTGAACGCTTGGACTCGTTCTTGAAAAGATCTGTTTGCCGCCGTCTGTTCAGACTGGAATTTCTCCCCAGCGCCTCGTTCCGCTATAGCAAACTGTCGGGCTTTCTCGGCCTCTCCTTTGGCAAACTCTTGCTGAGACTGCCGTTCGGATTGCGCGAATGTCCTCGCCTGTTCGATCTCTCCAAGTCGAGATTTCTCCGCTGTCTCGGCTGCTGTGATTCCCTCTTCGGCCTGGCCTAGCTGCTCTTGAGCCTTTTCAGCGGCTATCTGTTCGGCTTTCATGGCTGCGCCAGAACTTGATCCGCCAATCGACGCAAACCGCCGCTTGATCGCGTCCTGTTGCGCCTGAAGCCCCGCTTGTGACTGCTGGCCCGCTCGTTTTCTCGCTAAAGCAAATTGATCAAGTGCCATTACCTCTCACCCCGCACGTTGTATTGAAAGTCGAAATTGTGAACCTTGAAATATTGGTCGGCCACGTTCTGATTAGAGAACTTGAACTGTATTCTATTTCCTTTTGTAGCCCCAAGACTGATTTTCTTTTCCTCCTGGTCAGTACCGCCGCCCCAGGTAGTTCCACCCCAAGAAAACGAACCCCAGAGCGTACCGCCGGGGTTGAGGTCAATCGAAACCGCCATCCCCTCATCGTCTTTGTCCGAATCAACTCGGTAGTGAAGATTCATCAGCCAATCGCCAGCTTTCTCTAAAAGCATCCGAAAGACTCGAAAGTCTTTGAACTTCCCAGAATGAACATCATGCCCTGTGAGTTCTTTGGTCCATGCATAGCTATTGATTGCCAGGCCATCGTCATTATATGTCGTGGTATCGGCTTGAATCACTTTGCCCACTGCATTTGCCGAGCCGAAATACAACTTGCCGTTGTACTCTGTAAACTGCGCCGCTTGCATTCCGGTGTTTGGGACCCAAGTAACATCCTGTGACTTGTTTAGATTGGATATAGAGAAGTCCATCACATATATGCGATTATTGGTGAGTTGAGACACACCGTAAGGGACCGACATCCACGCCTTCTGTTTGAATATGAAGCCAGATATATTCTGAAGATAGCTTTCATTTAGAAGGAACATGTCAGGCTCTATTCGGTCGCTTATCATGTCGCTGCCCGCCGTTCCTGCGGTCAACAGCGTTGCAGAGGGCGCGACTGAATCGCCACTGACCACAGCAAATCCAACAAACTTGTTGTTCTGAACAGCAGGAAACAGAACTTTATTTTGATAGAGAACCGGAGCAAATGGACTCTTGCATCCATATTGACCCTTGATTCTTATGACGCTCCATTCCGTATCGTCAGCAGACGGCATGTATATCAGCCAGATGCTATTGTCGCAGAAGACCAGCACCGAGTTATTATAGACCGAAAGAGCGCGAACAATGTCGCCGGTCGCGTCACCAGCCCGGATGAAGTTGGTGGTCTTGAAAGTAAACGGTTCGGCTATTTCCGAATACCAGACCAATGACGGGTTAGCGATGTCGTTTACAAAGAGTCGGTCGGCATGATAGGCCGCGACAGAATATTTGGGAGGCTCCCCGTTATCAGTTGGCGCAGCTACCCCAAGAGAAGCGTCTGCAATGTTGTCATCAAAAGTGGTGGTAGAGTTATCCGCGATGGACCCGACTCGTTTGTAGGTCGCGCCGCCCGCCTCGGTTCGATAAATGCGACGCGAGGAAACGCCATGAGACGCCGGGGCAACAGGCACAGAGGTCAATCGAATAGTGGCCGATGCCGCGGTAAACGTCGCGCTGGCCGTGTTTACATCGCCCTCCACCGAAGCTGAATTGACGTAGGTAACCTTGTATCGATAGTCGCCGGTCAGGCTGCCCGTTGCGTTACTCGATAGCACAGGGAACGAGCTGGGAGCAGGCACGCCATGCCGACTAAATACCGCACCGTCGTATTTGTAGGGCGTCACGCCGCCGTTTCCGATAAAGAGGTAGTCTTGATACTCCACCGCGCAAACTCTCACCCCGGCCGTGAAAACGCTTTGGGCGCTAGGTACCGTCGTGAAGGTTGAAGTTCCTGCCAGGTAGAACATGTGGGTGCCGGCAAAGACCAGCATGGTTCTGGATCCTGCGGAATCGTTTCGCGTGTACAAGCCATCGATGCTGAACGTTCCGACTGTAGTTGTGTTGAGCGTCGTGCTACCGCCCCGCGTCTCGACGGCCCCGCCGGAAAACACTACGTTGAGACAGTCGGGGCTTTCGTTGTCTAGAATGTTGGCTCTCGGGAACTTGTTGTTAAGTCCGCCATCAAGAGATATGCGCTTGTTTCCTGGATAAACCACTGCATAATTGCTGCCGTTTGCCATTAGACAATCCCTATCGTTGAAAGGGCGCTTTCAGAGTCTTGGACGGTCGCAAAGGTGTCGCCTCGCAGCCGCTTTCGGTTCCATTGTTTCGCCTTGACAACAGCCTTCTCCCACAAGTCTTGGTGGTACTGGCTCCGCTTCCAATCGCCTTCTTTTGCCGACATTGCCGACAGAATGAAGTTAACGATATCCATGTGAAACTCAACTGGCACTTCCATCCCGTAATAGATGCTTGGGTTTGGATTGTGATAGCTGAATATCTTGATGGTTAATCCATCAGTATCCGGTATCGGTCGCAGGTAGCACTTATTGTCCCATTCAAAATAGAACTGCGGATCGCCCGTAGTCGTGGTAGCCGAGTCGTTGAGCGTTAAGGCATCGTCCTCGCGCATCGTTATTTTGGTTAGCTTTCGCCCGTCATAGGTGAGCCGCTTGATTGAAATGGTAGTAGAAGGGTAATCGTAAGCCTGCTGGCCCACTACCGACAAAGTTGTCTGCGTCTTTTCTATGCAGTGGGCTTCTTTTGCGAGTTCAAGCTGCGCCTGATAGTTGAGGTTCCAGATTTCGTCGGAACTCCAAAACGTATCTCCCACAACGTTCAGCCGCTGCCGCGCCATGTTTTCGATTTGGTCCGGAGTCATACATCCCCCCATGTTGTGCCGGCGTCGCTGCCATCAGTCCAAGGGGCATCGCCCTCGCTCGGCTCAGTGTAAACGCTCAGAGACCGGCTTTCAAAGTTAGAGGTGCTCCCTTCTACAAGGAAGAACCCACGATCATCTTGCAGCGTCTCAGACGAATTATTCCCTGCGACCGTGAAAGACTCGCTAACGGAAATATCCATCAGTTTTATTGTATCAGATGTTATTTGAAATGAGTCACTGACCATATAGTGTACGAAATCTATCGCCGCATTGGCGCTAGTCAGCGCTAGCCCGTCGGCAACCATGTAGTGAGTCAGCGAGCGCGAGCTATTGGCGCTAGTCAATGCTGGTCCATCGGCGGCCATGTAGTGAATCATGGAGAAAGAAAGATTTGCGCTCGTCGGCGAAACCGTCTCGGAAATCACCTTGCCAGGATTCTTTTGGCTGTTGGCGCTTGTGAACGCTGGTCCGCCAACTGACATGACGTGCGTTGGGTTCTTTTGGCTGTTGGCACTTGTGAACGTCGGACCGTTCGCGACCATGTAGTGAGTCAAAGAACGTGACCCGTTCGCGCTTGTGAACGTCGGCCCGTTGGCAACCATGAAGTGGTTCATAGTGAAAGCTGGCTTTGTAGGCTCGAAGCCCCAATAGCCAGTTCCCCAGAGTTCGGTTCCCCAAAGAGAGATATTAGAAGCGGCATTGGAGAACGGCCAGAGGTTGTTCGCAACGGTTTTGTTGTAGGCAGTCAAAACGCTACCCCACCGTTACTTGATGGACCACCGTAAGAGTATCGCTTGCGCCTTTGGTGATTAAAGCTTCAGTATCGCGGGTTAACATTGTGCCGCCCGTCGATGAACTGAACAGGCCATACTCATAAACGTTGCCTGTGCCGCTTCCCGCAGCAAATGTCGCGGTAACCTGGTAGATGGCGTTGGAAACGTAGCTAACCGTTCCCGTGTGCCGAGAAGTCTCGGTCAGGAGAGCCGTTTGAGCAGCGGCCTCGGCTGTTGCATCTGAACCGATTCCAACATACTTGCAGGTAAATGTCGCAGCGGCAAGAGCGGCAGATTTGAGAAACGAGGCTAGAAACTCTTTGCCATTCGTCGTCACGACATTGTTGCCTTCGCGTTCCTGCTTAATCTCGCCATCAGGTCCGCGCAATGTCATCTTCCAATGGCCCTTGAGAACGAAATCTTTGTCGCCATAGACTTTCTTCATTTGATAGCCTTCTTTCTTTTGTCTGCCTCGTCTTTGTCCAGCAAACTATCTAGGTGATTTTCGTCGATATGCGCATCTAGTTCAGCTTTGTTTTTCGCGATAAATCCACACGCCTGACAAGTGAAATCTAGCTTTTCCGAAGGCTTGTGAGCAGATTTTGATGTCTTCTCTATCCGAAGCATTTTGTATCCGCTTGGTAGAGGCTGGCCATCAGCATCTCGCTTGATATTCGTAAATCTACCCTTGAACTCAACAGCCTCGGTCTCTTCCATTTCAATGAACTTCTTAGCGCCGATTTCTATCATCCGCCCCTTGAACTCTTCCTTGTAAGGATAAGTGTTATCATTCCAAACCCGAACCAGAATCGCTTCATAACTCATAAATCACCTCATAATTAGTCTGAACAATGAACGTTGAAATTAACAGATGTTTGTGTCATTGCCGTTGATATCTCTACAGCAACATATCGCAATCCAGCAGGCAAATCGACCAAGACCTGAGTGATGTTGGATTTGACAATCCACACATTGCTTTGCGCCGTGGCTGAATTTGTTCGCTGGTACACTCGCCGCATCGTGCCGTCTAGCGTTGCCGCAGCTTGGATGTAAACGTCGGTCCCAGATGTCATCGTCGGAATCTCTAGATAGACGTTCTTCCATGCGCGACCGAGATCCAAAGCACTCGTTAGCGTTGTATTGCTCGCGAGGTTTCTTGTGAAAACTGAATATGGTCCGTAGCTCATCACTACCTCCCAAACACCGTGACGTAGAAGTTATCTCCGCTGGTGCAACCAGTAATTCCGATGGTTCCCGGCGTAGAAACTCCGGAGCAGTTGGAATTGGTAGCGATATGGATGTTGGAGGAGTTCATTGAAGAAGGCCCAACACTCATGAACTCAATCCAGCTCAGACCAGTTTCAACCGCTTGCGTTGCAGCATCGGCAGTGATTTCCATGCCGATAGTTCTTTTGTTTCCAAACACGGAATTGTGTTTTGTGACCGTATATGCCATTTCTTTCTCCTAGAAGAGTACCTTCCGCTCGCTCTCACTTGGTCGCAAGCATTGGTCTCTCAGATGTTCGTTCATGTTCAGAATTTCGACAAGTTGTTTCAATTCCATCTGCCTAACTGCCAATATATTGCCGCTATTGTAAGCGCCAAACGTGCCGCCCTCGGTGCAATTCAGATAAACCCCAGGAACCGTAGAAGCGACCCAATCAAACCACACCTTGAAGTTGTGATAGCTAGGCCACGTCTTAACCGGAATCCCGTAGATGTCGGTTACTCGCATACATGCTCCAACGTCCTTGTCATATTTTGAGTCCCATCCATGGAACTTGGAGCTGTATGAAAAAGAGAAATCAGCACCTACAAAAGCTGTCATTGCGCAACCCAGAACGCCCTTTGCGAAGTACAGGCATGCCCCGAGAACGCAACCTCCAGACGATAGATAGGTGTTGAACTTTTCAATCTGGTCGATTTCAGCCATCAGCGCGAGGTCTGGAATCGGACAGTTGAAGAAATAGATATTGCCCCGCCATTTTTTCAACAATTCTGGATGAGATGCACAATACGCGATCAGAGTCTTTCCCTTGGTTCTCTCCCAATACCATTCGGCGTCGTGGCTGCCGCCTTCGGAAATCTCCTCAATCGTAACTTCTCCGGCGTCGAGAGTAACGTAGAAATCCACGTCAACTTCGTTGTCTTCGAAGAAGTGAAAGTTATGGAGTGCCGATACGACCACTGCCCCACCTTTGCGCTGCAAAAGAGAGCCGTTGTAGGCCAGGGAGGGACCGCTGCCAGCGATGATAGCGGTCTTACCCTGATGAATTCCAAACAACTTGCCTATGCCCTTCTCAGCGAAAGGCCCGAAGGATTCATGATTCGCCTTGAACTGTCGAAGCCACTGCTCGCGCCATGACGCGATAGTCGGGGCATCGTTTGAACAAGCCTGGTCGTACATCGCTTTAGGCGCTGTTGGCGCTTCGGTGATGTAGGGAGAAAACTCTAGATTAAGTTCTGCAACGCGCATCGATAAACTCCATCAATAAATGTTGAGGAACGCAGTACCAGAAGCTCCGGAAGCAATCGCTGCCATCGCCTTTGCAATTACGGGGCTCGGGAAGCCGGTAGCAATCGTCTTGTTGAAGAACTTGCCCAGATCTCCACACACCAGAACGCCGCCAGCGGCAACGCTGTTATCTGCGTGCATGTTGATTTGGCTGAAGCCCTTGGTCAGAAGCCAACCGTAGGTAGCCGTAGCCATCGTGGCGTGCTTACAGAGACCAACAGCGATATCTACGCCAGTGGTAGTCGAGAGAGTCACGGAGTAGCCAGAGACCGCAGAAACGGTGCAGAGGTCGCCCTTGGTGATAGTCTCGCCGCCGGCGTTGTAAACGAAGATGTACTCCTCGTCGCCGTCGCGCATGCGGGTGCCAACCTCTGGATCATTTGGTCCAGGGGTTAAGGTCACCATGGATTTTCCGGCAAAGTTTGCCAAGCTTGAATAAACAGTCATCTCAATTCTCCTTGTTAGGCGGTGATAGCCGAAAGTTTTCCGTGCATGCGGTTATTGGAAGATCCGAAAGCTCCAAGCCAGAAAATCTGCGCAATCTTCACATTCTGGTTGGTCGGCTTCTGGAACGGCTCGAATCTCATGTCTTCCTGCGAATGGACGTAGAGGTGGAGGTATTTCTCGTTCAGGAAATACAGGCCAGCCGTGGTACAGTGCGAGTCAACCAAGATGGGCTTGCCATTGAACATCAGCGACGAGAATCCGCCCTTAGCAGATTCGGAGTCCATAAACCGCTGCTGTGGTTGCAGGAGGCCGTAATAGAGGTTGTAGATTGCGCGAGTCGTGATACCAACCGAGGGGCTGTCGTTATCGATAGTCGCCAGGTTGAAAATCGACTGCATTGCTGCAAGCGACAGCGTGGTAGTCGTGCTGTCGACTTGACCCTGCCACCACGAATAGGAGGTCTGGGAGATGCCGCCAATCGTGTTCGCGGTTCCAACAATGTTTGCGAGACCGATAATCGATTTTGCATCAGTTCCAGCGCTGAATAGCCCGGTTCCGAGCTTGTCGCTCATCGTCTTTTCCGCGATCATCGTCTTCTGCTTCACAAGATTCAGAATCGCCGCGTCACCAGAGTTTTTCTTCTCGTCAAGGCCGGAAATCACAAGGGAGGCATAGAGTTGCTTCCAAGTATATTCCGCCGCCGAAATTTCTTCTGAGGCCGTTACGCTAAGCGTTTCGGCTCCGGAGTACCATCCGCTCGCAGTGGTCTGCGCATAGTTTAGGGGCTGAACGATTCTTTCTCCGCCGTCAACCTTCTCGTAGCTGTTTGCCTTGAGCCTCTTGAGCAGAGGATTCGAGTCAAAGATGTTGTCTACCAGTTTCGGCATGTATTTCTTCTCAGTGATCGCTGAGATTTGGTCATAGGTCAAAGCCATTTTGATGCTCCTAGTGCGCGGGAGAGTTCAACTCTGCAAGCGCCTCTTTTGTTAGATCGTTATAGGATTTACTCTTCACGTTATCCGCCACTGTCAACCCTTTTCTAGGAGTCGGGGTTCTTCCCAATAGTCCCAGCTTTGATTGCAGTTGTCGCTCTTTGGTAGAAGATTCGCGAGCGCGACTCTCTGCCAATTGCATAAGATGATCGTGGTTAAGTTCAAGAAACGCGGCTTTGAAAGAGTTAATGCCGTTGTTTGAGGCATGCTCAAGTACTCGCGTGTCTAGAGTCTTTCCATCAGCATCCACCGCCGACCAGTCGAGATAAGAATATGCCTTCTTTACCTCTTGTATCTGGCTGTCTAGCTGCTCATCTTCCTGCCTAATTCTTGCTTGCTCTCTTTCAAAAGAAAGTTGTTCTTTGAATTGCTTGATCTCGCTAAGCTCATTCTTGATCTGGGAAAGTTCTCCGGCAATCGGGTTAGAAGGGTCTAGTGCCTGTTGCCGTTCCTGCCAGCTCTTCTCAACATGCGCCCACCAGTCAGGATTCTTGGAGGCGAATTGGTCCACTTCGCCATAGCGCGATAGCTTCGATTCTAGTCCTTGGGACCTTTTCTCAAATTCTGCCTGTTGCGCCTTGAAATCTTGCATTTTCTGCGCGTAGTCATAGCCCTGCGACGCCCATTTGGTCATCTTGTCTTGCGGCGCTTTGATCTGCTTGCCGTTCCAAGTGAACTCGAACTCAGCCGGTTGAGCTTGTGCCGGCTGCGCCTCTGGAGTTGTTTCCTCAGAGGTCATTGGTATTCCAGTATCGCCTTCAGTTATTTCAGTGCTAAATTCGTCCATATTTAATAAGTCCTTTGATGATTTAATTACATCGGCGTCGCGTTTCCTGCGCCCATCTCTTCTGAAACTGGACCCTTCGGAGACATCTCTTGCCCCTCGTCTTCTCCGCCGCCTTGAAGCGCTTCAATGATCGCTTGATATTCTGCGATCACTTGCTGTAGTCGCTGCGTGATATTTGGAGGAACCTTTGCGGACTCCATCACAGATTGGAGCTTGTCCAGACCGTCGAAGATTCCGCCAACCAGCTTACCGATGTCGCCTTCTTGCGGCGCTTGTGGAGGTTGTGAACCCTGTGGAGGTTGACCTTGTGGCGCTTGTGGCGCTTGTGGAGGTACTGGCATGGTTTCCCCTTGCGTTGTGATTTCATAAATTAGAAATGGAATTTAAGATGCTAAATCATAGCCTACGCCGGCGGCGGTTGTCCAGAGGTCGGCGCAGCGGCAGCGGCGGCCTGTTGCATCCTTTGACGGATTTGCTGCCAGTTGGGAAAATCGACGCCCTTGAGGACTTCCTCGGCGTCAATCAGGCCGCGATCGAATAGCTGGTAGAGTTTCTGTTCCTTTTCAGCTCGAGCAAATGGCAGCGTCGAGCCGGTAACCACTGTAACGTCCAGCTCAGCTTTCAGTTCATAACTCTCAGGCATGCCGTAACCGCCCTCTCCCCAGGTCTGAACGGTGGCAGTTTTGACACCTTCCGGCGAGGTTGAGATCGATGCCTTGAAATATTGATTTGCTGATTCGTCGCTAGTCAGCCGGAACACTCTGGGGCTGGTGTAGAACTGCATAGCGCGTGAGGCGTATTGCTGCCCGAGTTCTTGGATGTAATTGTCGATGTTTCGGCTCTTCTGACGAAGGCGCGTCTGAGCCGCTTCCTGGAGGCTAGCGATTGCTGAGGCCGCTGTAACGCTGCCAGGGGTTGCGCCACGCGAAACGTCCTGCGTGCCGGCCACGTCATTGAACCACGATTGCATACGGTCGATGAGCTGGAGAACAAACGGCTGGAGTTGAACCCCCTCTTCGCGTCGCACTTCGCTGCCTGGGTTTTTCTCGATAATCAAGCCGGGTCGGTTGAACAGGTTCTCCACATCGACGTCAGAGTCGTTTGAAACAATCCAAACCGGATTGCCCATGAGTGTGAGAACATCAAGCGAAAAGCTGACAAGTTTGTTGAAAATGCGTTGCGGGCTTTCTAGCTGCTCGACTTCCGAGATTCCCCAGAACTCGCGAGGTAGAACGTAGTTTTGAACCTTCTGGAAAGGCGCTTTTCCGTCTTCATACGGATTAGGCCCGTCCTCTAAAACAACATGGGAGGCTATGACCACTTTGCGACCGTTTGGATACTTCTTGCGTTGCTCGTAACTCTTGACTCCCTCGGTTTCGATCTCAGTTTCGATGAACTCCTCGTCATTGATATAGAGGGTCAAGACTAGGGTCTGGCATTTCTCATAGTCGTCTTCTGGAGAGGCTTCGCTTTCCAGGTACAGCCGATTGTCTTGCGTTGGAGACTTGTACTTGAACTTTGTGATCTCCGTGCGCTTGCCTTTCATTAGGTCAATTAGGTCTGATTTAATGTGGTCTTTATGCTCTGGATACTTGGCTTTTAAGACATCGGTTGTTACAGGTTCAGCCGTCAGAAAGTATCGGCCACGCGAGTTAACGTCCGTGGAGTCTGGATCTGGAAAACAGAAGAATGGGTCTGTTGACCTGTAGACGATAGCTCCCGCTCCGTGCTGCTCGTCGCCGTCGAACTCCAGTGAGGACATGCCAGCGCCGTAGAAATGAGCGTCGTAGATTACCTCGGTCAGTTCGTTGAGCCATTTTCCCGAGACCCAATCGGATTCCACCATTTGATTCAAAATCTCGCAGAATTTCCCGTCCTCTGGACTTTTGGGCAGGTAAGAGATGCGAGGACGCGAGTCGGTGAGGATTGGGACAACGCTTTGTATCGACTGGAAGATGAAGTTGATCACTTCCGAGTGCCGATATGCTGGCCTAAATTCTTTCCACTGCTGGCCGCGAAACATCTTGTAGTTGTCTAGCCATTTGGAGTCGTACCTGGCGCGGTGAGCCTTCGCGGCTTCAAAAAGCTTGTTGACAAGAGCGATGGCCTTCTTCTCTTCGCTTGTCGGGCTGTAGGAAAGAGCGGCCTCTGCTTCAATCGGCTCATGTTCGGATTTAATCATTTGTCGGCGTCCTCATAGCGTTTAGCTCGTATGGATTGATTCTCTGAAGTCATTGCAGAATGAATTTTGTCGGGCGATTCGTTTCCAACTTCGATGAGACCCTTTCGGTCGCAGATGTCTTTGAGATGCCTTTTCGATTGTACCACGCATCCTAGGGCTGGATTGTATTCCGCGTGTGTCACTTTCTCGCCGCAGAATCCGCTACTATTGCGGTAGAGCCTGGCCCCTGCCCCGCCGCACTCGCAAACTTCCGGCTCTGATGCCTGAGACATTGGCTTGTAGATGTCAAATTCTCTTTCGCAGCGCAAACATTTATACTCATAAATCATGACCATCTCTCACAATCTACGCGCTTAGGCCGCTTCAATCTCGCCAGTCTGTCGAAATGGTCCTCGCGCTTTCGTTCTTCTGGTACTACCGGAATGTTAGCACGGTGCGCCTCGGCGGTCATCACGGTGCAATACCGCATCGCGTCCATCGCATGATCGTCCTGCTGAACCGGAAGCCGCTCTTTGACGTTCTCGTCGGCCCCAGAATCACTTGGTTCCGGATAGTGATAGCATTCGATCTCATCCAAGGTGTGTTGCGAGGTGCCTCTGAATATCTTGTAGCGTCCAGATTTCATTAGTTCGTAATGCCGATCTATGCCTGCACGAATGTCGTTTACAGCCCCTACCGCCGAACAGCCACCGCGGTTGAGTTCCAAAATGTTAGCGGGCTGACTTGGGTCACAATAGAACGTCTTTATTCCGAAGATAGCCTTGTGGGACTTACATATTCCAACGATATCGGAAATAGTCAGACCCGACTTCACGAAATCGCCCACCTGGATGTGGACCCCGCTTGGTGTCACCGCCCTGATGTGGAGTACAAAGGGCTCGGTAAAGCCCCAGTCAATGCCCGCGTAGTAGATACTGCCAAGAGGTAGCGCGAAGGGTTCCACGATATGCGTCCCCTCGTCGAACACGTCGTAGACCAAACCCTGCATTCGCAGGAACTCGCCTCCGTAGATTGCAGCGAAGCGCCGAGGGTCCATCGTCGCCTTGCGTCGTTCCCACTCGACCGCGGGGAAGAGCGGATTCTCATTCGACCTGGCTCCAATTATTCTGGCGTGCGCAGGCTTTGCCTTGATCAACTCTTTGTAGATCCAGTTGAGCGAGTATGGCGATGTGGTCAACATTATGGGGCAGTCGCGGAAGGAAGCGCGAGCTTGCACGTTGTCCCAGAAGTATTTGGAGAACTTGCCCGCCTCGTCTCCCCAGACAGCGCGAACATTGGTGATGCCTACAACGGAATCCGGGTCGGTTGCAGTTCTGAAAAAACAGACCCCTCCACCAGCCATCTCGAATCTAGCCTTTTGGTCGCGGTAGGTGCCGCAGCCGTCCATGAACTTCAGAAAGGCCGGCAGCGTCGCTTGCTCAAGAATCTTGTAGGTTGGAGCCACGACAAGAAAGTTGTCTTCCTTGTCAACAAACGTGTGCATGTATCGTTTCATCCACAGCGCGCCAACTGTGGACTTTCCGAACTGAATTCCGGTGATGAGAGCGGTTATCTTCTCGTCGGAGAAGATGGCATCTTCTTGCTTTTGAGAGTGAGGCTCAAAGGCTATCACTTACCGTTCCAGTACAGCTTCTCTGATTTCTTTTTGTTTGACTCTCCCTCTTGCGTTAGCAAACACCGCTTGTCTACAGAATATACCAGCTTAAAACGCTCGTCTGGCACATGATATTCAGATATGAATACTGGAAACTCGCGAGAGGCAGCCCAATCAAAGAACACTTTATGTGAGAACGTGTTTCCATATTCAGCAGTGCCAGAGTAAGGAATATCACAATAGACAACAGCGTTAGGCAGTATCTCGACTTGCTCATAGCTCATCGACGTGATAGTCAACCGCTCCAACTGCTGCAACTGCTGCAACTGCTGCAACTGCTGCAACCGCTCCAACCGCTCCAACTGCTCCAACTGCTGCAACTGCTCCAACTGCTTCTCTGACAAATACTTATGCAAGTGATGCGGTATCTTTGTTTTTCTGTAGTGTTCTAGTAGCTGCCGCAAGTAAAACCTGCGCTGTTTAATTGTCTTGGCAATCGCTGGCCACTTTGTAAATCCGAGAGTCTTTTCTGCTATCTCGTCAAACTCATCGAACACTACAGCCATGTGCATAGCACGTTTATACTCTTCAATCTCTTCTCCAAATAGATAGGTCTCTCCGTTGTTTCCGAAACTCCAACAGCTTGCCACATAACCGTCGGTATACTTCTTAGCGTGAAATTCTTCCCGACTAACCCACGGCGGCTTGAATGTGGAGTAGTTAAACTCTCCAGCGATAGCGTGGCGCACAACGTCAGCAATATGGGTTTTGATTTCATTGTAGTGAAAATTACCATAGTTATTTGCTTTATTGGCCAGCATGTAATGACTAATGGAGAAACCACCACCGAATAGGTCATAGAAATGCGCGGCCTTTGGAAAGTTTAGGGCAAGAGATGCAGCAATGCCGCTTTTGCTGCCCATGTATGGGATTCCCCACTCACTCATACTTTCACCTTCAACCCACGGTCGCGCAGTTCAAAGAATAAGAGCTGGCGCTCATCGTCGTTGTCAAACTCAACGCGAAGCACCAACGGTTTGTCACCTGACTCTCCCTCATCCTCATCTGGAAGGTCTGGCTGAAACGGCACCTGCTCGCCAATAGTCCAGTTATCGAACGCGGTCAGGTCGAGGTCAAAGTCTGCGGCCTTGAGCGAATCAAGTTCCATTTGGATGGCTTCCATGTCTATCTCGGCCAGCTCTCCAAGCTTGTTATCCGCAAGCCGAGCGGCGTTGCACTGCTCCGGCGTTAGGTCTGCGCGCACGATAACGGGAACCGTCTTGAGCCTCAGCTTCTTCGCTGCAACCAGGCGAGCGTGGCCTTTGATGATCACAAGCTCTTTGTCGGCGACGATCGGCACGTCCCACCCGTGCGCTAGTATCTGCTTCGAGAGCTTGTCGATCTGACTAGCTGGATGCTTCCGGTTATTGCGACCGTACGGTTTTAATTCACTCGTTTTGACTTGTTCTATCTTCATTTTCTTATCCTATAATAGCCGAGGTCTGTCTTGCGGACCTTGTGGTACTTCACAAAAGCATACTCTTCTGGTGTCGGACCAATTTCGATAGGAGACCGAATCGCGTCGACCATTTGCCGAAATTCATCCGGCGTTAGGCTATGAGGTCGGTCGGGAGTGTCAGCAATCGGAAAGGCCGTGAAGTGCTTCTCGATACAAACCGCTCCCTGACGCGCTGCGACCACCGGAGCGCCCCAGATGTCGGTCGTGTGGTCCGAGTACCCCACCGGAAGTTTGAAACGCTCCTTGAGCTTTGGAATCGCATCGGGGTTGAACATGCGTGACGGATAAGATGCTGCACAATAGAGCAAAGTGACTACGTTTCCATGCAACACATCTAGCGCCGCTCTGATTTCGTCTACGGTGCAACCGCCGACTGACATGAGAATCGGCTTGTTCGCCGCGCTGATTGCTCGTAGAAGTGGCAAATGGGTCACGCATGAGCTTGCAACCTTGTGGCTAACAACAAACGGATCGACGAGTGCGACTCCTTCCGGCGAGAACGCGGTACACCCAAATTCGATCTTGTTGTGTTTGCAGGAACTAGCCAGCGCCGGCAACCAAGGTTCTATCTTGCGCTCGGCTGAGTCTTCTCCGTAAAGGTCTAGCCAGTTGAACAATTGGAACTTGGCCATCTCTGCGCCTGCTTTTGCAGCGGCCTGGATACTCTGAACAGCGCCGTCCAGAGTAAAGAAATTAGAGCCAATATCCGCGATAATATACGGCATAAGTTACTCCAAAATAATTTGTCATTCCTCTTCCCACGACAATGACGCTGAGATATCTGCGGTTCCTGATGTAGCGCGAGCGGCGAGAGTTACAATCTCTGCAACGTCCATGCAAATGTGTCCATAGTGGTCTGGTAGCGGGAGTTGAAAGTTGTCGCTCTTTCCCAATAGAAACTGCCCAACGATGCGCCCGCCGGTGCTCGTGGTAGCCGTCTTATCGTATTCCATGATCGAGTCGGCCGAGTCGATAAAAGTCCAATCTGGCTCTCCGCCGAGGGTAGGACCAATGACCATAATGCACTCGACCGGCTTTGTAGCCTCGCAGGCGAAACTCAGAACATGCGGCCAACACGGCGCACGATTGATTCGGTCTGCAAATATCCTTGAGACGCGAAATGAGATGATCGAAGTATACGAGGTTCCGACGTTTGCTTTGCTGTTTCCGAATCCTCGTAAGTCTCGCAATGGAACTTGTACTCCCTCCACAAATCCTGCGAGGGAGGCTGAATAGCACGATAGCGCTGTTGTGTTGCCCGTGTTCTCGATCTCCATTTCAAGACGCATGAAGGGAGATGTCATATTTGGCGAGGTGTTGGCGTTCGCATATTCTATGCGATGGACATTCTGAAAACACCCGTGTCCAGGATTTTCAACGCTGAATAATATTGCTCCATAGCCTAGGTATTGCTGCTGGATCTCGAAAACATTTCCTTTTGATGGGTCGAGAGTTATCCCCGACATACTCTGCCCGTCCATTTTGTCGAGGTTCCAGGACGTCTGAGGAATAAACGTCTCATTGGCAGCGACGCCGGCTCTTGTTCTCGCGAAGGTTCCCGCCGCGGTTCCGGTTGAGGCAAATGAAAACGTCCCTGCTTTCGGACCTAGTCGGCGGTTTATGAAAATGACGGTGACGCCATTCCCGTAGACTTCCCAGCCGGCATAGGTAGCCGCTGCAAGTTGAAAGACTGCGTGCTTCGCGGTTCCTACGGTCAGAGAGACAGTGAACGCGGTGCCGTTTAGGGTCACAGTTCCGGTTTCGTTTCCGCCAGCGCCAGCAGATATTGTAAGAGTCCGTATCTCGACGAATCCGCCGTTGTGGTAATGGATACCAAACTCTGTCCCCTCGTAACCGAAACCGAAATGCGTGCCACGATTGCCGCATCCAACGCGTTGCATTGAATTTGCTGCTGAGCTGGGGAATCTGCCAGTAAATCGGAATAACGACCCCTGGCCAGTCTTGTACCTCACGATTCTACGAGACTGCATGCGCGCATAGCCCGCGGCGTTTGTTCCGGAGCTTACTTTGAACTCAAATCCGGTGCCGGTGTTCTCGCTCGTAATGGCGGCGCTGTTCTCAGTCTGTTGGAGTAAGTCCGTGGCGCGTATGCCATAGGTAGCATCGATTTGAACTCGTGGCGTTGGTTCGACCGCCATCAGTTCGCCAAAAGCGGTTATCGGTTGGCGTTTCATTCCCGCGGTTCTCCCTTCGCACTTAGTTCGATTTCCTCGCCATTGCGTCGCTTGATGATAACAGGCGTGGGGCCGGAAAGCTCTAGCGCCTCTTTCGGCTTGCCGATAACGCGATTGAGGATGCTATCGACCGTTTGCCAGTTTCCCGTCTTGCGGGCTTGAATGATCGCAGAACAGGTCAACTTGACAAGCTGGTCTTGTGCCGGGTCTTCGGCCAGACTGCGAAGCTGGCCATCGGTCGCTTGCAGGACCTCCCACAGCTCGCTAATCGTGATGAGCTTGCGTTGCCCGATAGATGGCACGCTGTATGTTTTAGCCATTATTCCCTCACTGCTAAATCCAGAATAGCACGGATCTCAACACGGGAGAGGAGTCGCGTTGTGGCTGAGGTAAATGGGTGTATCGCACCAGCCTGGTGGCTGTCGGTGATTCGGAAGTGGTCGCTGCAATCAACGGTTCGTCGCATCTCTTCGCTGGTGATGAGCGTCTCATCGAGTTTCTCTCCGGGTCGAATCTTGCCCACAACAAAGTTTGGCGAGATTGCATGCGCCACATCTTCCATGTAGGCGGCTGGCGACTTGAGCACATAAATGCACCGCCGTTCGGTGGATTCGAAAGCGCGCAGAACTAAATCGCAAGCGTCGTCAAGGGTCATGAGGAATCTAGTCATGCGAGGATTCGTGAGCATGAGCGGCTCTCCCCTGGCCGCTTGTGACTCCCAGAGCGGCACAACGCTGCCTCGCGAGCGCAGGACGTTGCCGTAGCGTGTGCAGACGAAGGCGGTGTCAGGGAACTCGTCGTTAGCTGCCAGCGTGAGCTTTTCAGCAAGCGCTTTAGTCATCCCCATCACGTTTATCGGGTAACAGGCCTTATCGGTCGATAGCACGATAACGCGTTCGACCCCTGCCTCTCCGGCGGCGAGTAGGACGTTCCTGGTCCCTGCGACATTGGTCAAAATCGCCTGCCATGGGTGACTCTCGCAGTTCGGAACCTGCTTGAGCGCCGCGGCGTGAAAGACGTGGGTGATTCCTTTTGTAGCTAGGCGCATCGTTTCCAGACAGCGGGTGTCTCCGAGAATCGTCCGCACATTCGGGAATCGCGATCTCAATTCTTCCTGTTTCTTCTCGTCCCGGCTCAGAATGCTGATCTTTGTGAAATCGTTTCTCTTGGCCAATGCGGACAGCATACGCGCGCCAAAGGAGCCTGTTCCGCCGGTAATCAATAAATGCCTCATTAAGTTCCTCCCGCAGATGGTGCCAGTTAACCCAGAACTCAACGATGGCAGCGGGGTTGACGCCGAAGCGCCTTGCGAGGACTTCTAATTCCGTGTGACGTTCTTCGCGCACACGAATGATAAGTTGAGTCCATTTTTCTGTAGATTCAAAAAGTCCAATAATATCACCGCACAAAATTAAGTTCTATTCTTTGCAGCGTATCATGGAAACTGCCAAGTGACAAATTGCCGGTCGACAAGTGTCAACTCTTCCTCGCTTTCTTAGCCGCTTTCCGATTCGCAGCGCGTTCAGCGTTCTCGGCTTTCGTCTTTAGCTTGTGGCAGGGGTCGCACAAAGTCGTGAGATTGTTATGCCGCATCCGCTGGATAACACCGTCCCAAGAGTCGAATCCGGTAGTAGGCACCACAGGGTCAACGTGGTCAACGGTCACCAGCTTATGATGCACCCACTGGCCGCAAGAGTGGCAGAGGCAAAGGCCGTCTCGAGTGGCTTCTGCCAGGCATTGTCGCCTCTCAGGTGAGAACCGCCAAATCTTGCGAATGGCGCTCATTATCTTGGTGTCCCAATTGTAGGCTTTGGCTTTCGTTTTCATGCCTGCACCTGTTTCATAACTTTGGTTGCGACTTCGGCTGCTGTTTTCATCTTCGCGATTCTTTGAGCTGCCGCAACACACCTGTTGTCTTCTGGCTTCACGGGTTCCGATGGGTCGAGTCTTGAGGCCATGAAGTGGAGCTTCCAAAGCTTCTGTTTCTTTGTGTGCTTTCCTATTTGCGTTTCGGCAATGCACTCAAAAGGCATTTCTTGCTCAATCTTCCAACCGGCCCCCGTAAGTTTCTGTCGGCAGCGCTGAAACTCGTCTTCGGTGCCAACCTTGGATTCCCCGATGTACCGCGATTCAAAAGTCCAAGAGCCGTACTGTTCCTTGTACGTGTTGTCCGGTTTCTCATCGGTTGCTGCTTGCGGAGCGTCTTGTTCTCGCGGTTCGGTCGCTGGTGGGGTATATCCGCAATAAAGCATTACTTTTGCTACGCTAGGAAATGTCGCAGAGGCATTGAACGCTAGGAAAGCTTTGCGAATATCTCTCAGGGGTATTTCTCGCAGAGTCTCCCAATACAACTCCAAGATGCGGTCGCTATAAGCTTTTCCGCTTACTTCGCATGAGGTTAAGAGCAGTTCTTTGATGTTCTCTCTAGTGGCTTTCGGAAAGTAATTCATTGCATTTTTTTCCATTAAGTTGCTGTTTTTCGTTCCAATCATCCCACTCGTCGCTGTATATCGAAGGCTTCATTTCCCGTAGCTGCTCATGAGTTTGTAAATTCTCTTGACCAACAATCTCATCGACTACTTCTTTTGTCAGCTTCATTCCAGCTGAAAGTTCTCGGAGTAGCGCCATGTGGTCACTTAGCAATAGTCCAAAGGGGTGTCCTTTGGAGACGTACCACTGTGACCTTCTAGTCGGATAGTAGTTTGCCAGCTCTTTCGCCTTCTCAAGCCCGACGAGGCCAACCAGTTGGGCTGCCTGGCTTGATGTCTTCGCTGATCGTGGTGGATCCATGTTCCAAGTCGCGAGCATCGACTGACGGTAGGCGCTCCAGACTTCTGTCCCCTCAGTCGGTGGCTTTGGGGTTTTCGTCTTACGGGTCGCCGGAGCGGCAGCGACCGGCAAAACGGGAGTCACTTCGCATACTGTATTAAGATCTTCTCTTCTCTTATCTTCTCTTCTCTTATCTTCTCTTATATATAGTGAGCAAGCGTTACCGTGCGTTACTTGAGCGTTACCGTGCGTTACCGTGTGTTCCTTTTCTTGCCGTTTTGATTCTTTGTGTTTTGCTTGTCTTTCTCTACCCTTAGCTCTCTTGGTTTCAACCTTTCCTCCGAACTCATGCCAATTTGGTATGTTGAAACCTTCCTCAGATGCTTCGAGCCACCTGTTTTCGACTAACGCCGATACCAGGTCAATTGGGTCGTTTTTCCAATCCAACAGGACAGCAAGTTCTTCTGGGTGTATTTTTCCGAGGTTCCCATTTGGCCTGTTGAGCATTGCCCAGAGCCATAGCGTTACCAGGCATCCTCTCGCGTTACTCTCTGTTATCGAGAGTTGCAGTGACAGCATTTTTATTCTTGGGTGTGCGATGAAAGAGACTTCGACCGGACAGTAGAGATTGGGCATAGATTCTCCGTTGCTTGCAACCTTCGCCGATTGTGATACAACGGAAATGCCCGTTGTTTAGTTGGATTTGATTGCAACTCACTCTTACTATACCTCGGGCGCTTCCGCAAGCTTCCTCACCTAGCCAACACCCTGCAAAATTTGCTTGACATTCTTAGATACCCGATTTATGACTCCTATCCACTCTGCAATTACTGCAGCTAACCACAGGAGTCTTTATGCTGACAGCTACCGAAGCATTGTCGTTAACAGTCGAAGCAATCGAAACAGGAAAGTCCACCGAAGAGGCGCTTTCTCGCGCTTTGGGAGCTGTCACCCAGGCGGCCCGCGAGGGAAAGAGGTCGGTGGCTTTTGAGTCGACCGACTTGTCTCTTGAGGAGCTGCTAATCAAAAGCGGATTTGAAGTCGAGAAACCCTCTGGCGTTCCTATTTTCGTGATCAGGTGGTGAGTATGAAACAGTCAGAATCATGCGCAGAACTGTTTGCAGCGCTCTCGAAAGCCCAAGGAGCCATGGGAGCGGCCACGAAAGACGGCAAGAATCCTCATTTCAAAAGCGCCTATGCCACTCTCGCATCCTGTATAGAAGCTGTACGCGGCCCGTTTGCTGCGAATGGCCTGGCATTCGTTCAGGCTCCGACACTCGAAGGCGATGTGGTGAGCGTAGAGACTATGCTCGTGCATAGCTCTGGTCAGTGGATAGCCTCCACAGCGTCAGCTAAGCCTGCCAAGCTCGATCCACAGGCCGTTGGTAGTGCGATTAGCTATTTGAAGCGCTATGCACTGATGGCCATGGCTGCGCTTCCTAGCGCTGACGATGATGGCGAGGCAGCGGTTGACCGGTCAATTCCGCCGCCTACCAGTTACAAGACGGCTCCGGCCGCGCTCCCTCCAATGCCAGCCGTGTTGATAAACCGGCCATTCAAGTATTCCGATCATCGCGACTTGGTGCCAAATGCCGCTGCCGCTGTTGGAATACCAGCAAACAAAATAATTGAAGTTCGTGAGAATTTGACAGCGTTCCTTGAAGCCAACGCCTCGACACACGATTTGCCGCAATGGATCGACGCGTTCTTCAAAAAAGAAGGTGACAAATGAGCAAATGGAATGAGGTTTATTTCCAAGGGAATGCTGGAAAAGACGCCAGCACCAAGGAACTGTCGAACGGAAAGAGGCTGACAAATTTCACCCTCGCGGTTTGGCAGGGTCGCGAGCTTCCATCGATCTGGTTGCAGATTAAAGCGTTCGATGTCGGTGAAGCAGAAGTTGTTCGTAAAGGTGACAAGGTCGGCGTCAAAGGACGGCTTTTCTTCGAGTTGTGGACAGATAAAGAAGGCAAGGAACGCCAGCAGTTTGGTGTGATGTGCGAAAGCGTAGAGCTGTTGAAAACAGCGGAACAAATGGAGGCATTCTAAATGGACGAGACACTAGTTGAGCGCATCAAAATGGCGGCTCAGTTTATCGACAAAGAAAAGCCAAGCGCGGGAGATTGGATCTGCTGTGCAGACTCCCTCGTCTATTGTTTAGCTGATGCGGTTGTCGAGAAACGAAAGGCGATGGAGGCTCTAAAAGATGTTCAAGGTTGAATTGCTCCAAGACTATCTCTCAAATACAGCGATGTCTAGCTCAGATTTAAAGCAGGTCTTGAGGTCGCCAGCGCACTATGTAGCGTACAAAGCGGATCGGCCAGTAGAGACAAAGTCCCAGCGGTTTGGTGCGCTCGCGCACAAAGCGATACTTGAGCCGCGTTTCTACCATCCACTCGTTTCTCCGAAAGTCGATCGGCGCACGAAAGATGGAAAGCTTGCCTGGGAGCAGTTTCTAGCGTCAGCGGTGGACGTTGATGTTCTCGACCAAGACGAGTTTGTTGCCATCAACGGAATGATTGCGGCTGTGAAAGAAAGCCCAGAGGCTCAACGGCTTCTCAAGACTGGTGTTGCTGAGATTAGCGCTTACTCTAGTCATGGCATGGTTGACATTCGCTGCCGTCCTGACTGGCGCTGCGATGAGCGGAAGTTAATCGTCAATCTTAAAACAGCAGAGGACGCTTCGCCGGAAGCGTTTGAACGCCAGATTGCGTCTTATCGCTATCATCTACAAATGTCGTGCGAGATGTTTATCTGCGCTATGATCTGGCAGATTCCGTCAACAGACATTCAGTATCGGTGGCTGGTAGTCGAGAAAGAGCCGCCGTATGCCGTGTCGGTTTTTTCGCCTGACCCGCACATGATAGCTACCGGTTTCTCTGCGCTTAATCGCGCCGTTTTGCTTTGGGAAGACGCTGTTGCGCGAGACAGCATTGCGGAGTCGCGGTTTCGGTACAACGAAGAGGTTAGTTTGCCCCGGTGGGCATGGGAAGTTTGATTTACTACTTTTTTTAGGAGAATTGTTATGGATCACAAGGAAGTCTTGATTGAATTGCTGATGGAAAAGACCCAGGAAAATAAGGCCCAGAAAGAAACGCTGCCTAGCGAAAATATCGGCAAGGTATGTGTTATGCGCTGCGATAGAAGCGGCGTTTTCTATGGGAAATTGGCTGCAAAGATTGGGCGAGAAGGCAGAATTGAGAATTGCCGACGCCTTTGGTACTGGGACGGAGCCAGCAGTGTAGACGAAATTGCAGAGAAGGGTGTGTCTCGGCCACAAAATTGTAAGTTTCCTGCCTCGGTTCCAAGCAAAGAACTCACAGATATTATTGAGGTTATTCCGATGTCCGAGAAGGCGATCAAATCTTTGGATGCAGTAAAGATTTGGACTCAGCATGAGTAGCGACGGCAGCGGCAACGGCAGCGGTTACGGGGAGGAAGAATGAGTAGCGAAGACGGCTACGGCTGCGGCATGGGCAGCGGAGGCGGCAATGGCAGCGGAGGCGGCAGCGGAGGCGGCAGCGGAGGCGGCAGCGGCG